CACCTACAACATCAAAATCTACTGGCATTGGATTTCCTTAGAATGACAAGTCGCCTTGACCGAATTGAAATTTACGACCTTGACCACCACCAAAAGAACCAATAGGAAGACGTTCTTTAGTACTATCTACACCATACTTTTTGTCTTCTTCTTTAGTCTTAGCAGTCTCAATATCCATATAGCTTTTAGAAGATTTAGAAAACAATAATGGGTATTCTTCTTTGTCTAAGTTTTCTTTATCAGCACCAATACGTCGATTTAAATTACGAACAGCATCGTCTTGACGGTCTTTTAGAACACCTACTAAAGATTGAGGACTTAATGATTTATCATAAATACCCACAAACATCTTTTCTAAATATTGGTTAATACGACCACCACCAGAAGCTGCAGCATCTTGAAGACCTAAAGTAGTTAATTCTTTAGCAAGAATAGCAACTTCTTCAGTATATTTATTATCTTTATTAGAAGCTACGTTATCCAACAAGTTTCTAGTTAAACCGCCTGAGCTTTGCACAAGAGAAGCAAGAGTACCTACAGCACTAGGATTCTTAGCAATTAAGCTAGAAACTTTTTCTGTTTGTTGTAAAACATCATAGTCACCCACAATAGCCACTTTAGCTTTAGCACCTTGACCAACTAATTTATTAGGAGGAATAGCAAACTCTTTACCGACTTGTGCAATATCGCCAATTTGCTTTTGAATAGGAATAGATACATCTTCGTACATTTGAACAACATCAGCTTTCTTATTAGCTTTAGCAGTTTCGTAAGAAATATCACTAGTCTTACCGCCACCAGATAAGTTTTTAGCAATAGCATCGCCAACAGTAACTTTACCTTGTAAATCAGGATTAGCAGCAATTACTTTTTCATTTAATACATCTTTAACAGGAGTGTTAGAATCTGCTTTAACTAACTTCTTAGCATCAGCATCTCCAAACCTCCACCACAAATCTTTATTAGCATTAGTAGGATCTAAACCAGCAGCAGTGATTTCTTTAGTAATTTGTTTTTCGTGAATTTTAGCAGCTTTATCTTGAGCGTCTTTATTATTTTTAAGTTTAGAAAATTCAGGTAATGAAGGATCCTCTTCACGAATTTTATCGTATGTACCTTTAGTAATACCGTATTTACCAACTGCAGAAGATGTTTTACTTTCAGCACTATAAGCAGCATCACCTTTATAACCACCAGATTCAACAGCAGCACGGGAAGATAAAAAGTCACCTGCAGGCTCTTCTCCACTAGGAGTAGGAACTGTGACTCCTTTTTTCTGATATTTAGGAAGTACACCAGTTTCTCTAGTTAACTTTTCTTCTGCTGATAAAGGTAAACCATTTTTAGCTTTCGATTCAATACGGCTTAATTCAAGACGTAAATCCCTAGTATCCATGCGGTCTATACGGTCATCAGCAGAAACAGCTAATGCTTGTGCTCTTAAATGTTGATCAGCAGTTTGCGTCATATCAACTAATGCTTTTTTCTTAGCTGCAAAATCCAAGTTAGGATTTCTCATAACAGCTTCAACAGACATACGAGCAGCAGGGTCTTTAACAGTTTCGTTAATTACATTTTGTAAATCAGCATCGCTACCAGCACTTTGTAATAATTGACCAGCATATTCTAACTCACCTTGTTTAACTTTTAAAGTATCAAGTTCTTGTTTATTTACACTAGTAGATAAGTCTCCAGCTTGCTTTTGTAGTTTATAAGCAGCAGAGTTTAATCCTTTGCTTTGTAGCATACCAGCAGCAGATTGCAGAGTAGCTGCTTGCTTAACAGGATCTTTGATATCTTCAGGAGTTTGTCCTGCATACATTTGTTGTAAAATGTCTTTAGAAGCTATATCTTCAGCAACACCTTTACCTGCGCCATAGCCTTCGCTAACAATTTTACCAACGTCTAAATAGTCTGCCATAATTATTCCTTATTCAAATCCGCCAGTACCGCTACCATAATTTCCACCAGTAGAACTTTGGTTAGTGTAACTTGGCATAGAAGCATAAGGATCTGACCAACCTGGTGTTTGTCCTCCACCCATTACATAAGGAGAAGTGCTACCAAAATTACCACCATAAGGATCAGTAGTAGCAGAACCTTTAAACAAACCACCAAGAGTACTCATACCACTCATTAATGTACCTGCACCTTGAAGTTGACGATTCTGAGCAGCAGTAGCGGCTTGTTGTTGTGCCATACCAGCAGCAGCAGGAGACTGTGAAGCACCTGACAATTGCATTAAGTTAGCAAGTTGTGAATTGTAAAAAGAACTAAAAGTACTTTGACCTAGGTTTTGCAAAGCAGCTTGTTGTGCTCCAGATTGCAAAGTACCAGTAGCCGCAGCACCTGCTTGAGAAGCTGCTGTGCCTTGCTGTAACTGTTGTTGATATCCAGGCTGTGCCATAACCGATGAAGGGTTATTCATTAGAGTATTTAGTTGAGTAGCTGCTTGTCCACGGTATTGACCATAAGGGTCATATTGACCTGAGCTAGTACCGCCTCCGCCTCCACCGCCTCCACTAGGACCCATACCTAAAGCATTAGTAATACCGCCTCCTGTAAGGCTGTTTACTCCTGCCGCTATTCCAACTACTGACGCTGCTACTGAAGCTGACATAATATTGTTTCCTTATATAGGCTTAAAGCCTGTCTATAATCAATGGTAATTTCTTCACCTAATAAGCCTCCACGCATTCCTGATATTGGTTGGGAGGCAACTAAGTCAATATCTTCATTATCTCGTAATACAAAAACTGCATTTGGATTTTTAGCATGGTTTGTATAGCGACCAGCAGGAGTTCTTTTTTCACCTATTCTAGCTGGAGCAATTACTTCACCAACTTGAATGTTTCCTGTAGCAAACAAACCTTTACCTTCAATCTTAGAGTCAGACACGATTACTTTATAGCTTCCTTGTGGAAAAGGTATCTGGTCTCCTTTATGTTCTGATATTTTACGAACAAGTTCTAAATTAAGTTTGTACTCTAACATTGCTTGTTCAAAGTCTTCTACATCGACTGAACGGTCATAAGTAATTAATTTAGATTGCTCTTTAAGATGTTCTTCAAGAAATTCATTATCCTCAAACAGCATCTTTTCTAACTTAGCTACATCTGTTTCATCTGTAGCATAAATGTTTTGAAAAGTCATTTCTTCTAAAACATAAGCTACTTTACGTCCTGCAGAAGCTATAAAAGACTTAGGAGCAGTGATTTCAACTTTATTGCCATCAGGGTTTACAAATAACATTTTACCTGTTAGCATTACACAAAGATGAGGATGTTTATGAAAGTGTCCTACAACTAAAGTACCAGGACCGTAAGTAACTTCTCTGATATATAAGTTAGGACCAAAATGGTGAACTACAGGACAATCAGCTTGTTCTTGTTTTAATAACTCTTTAGTAAGATTATCAATTCTAGTTTCAAGTACATCTGTTGTTAGTTGTTCACTCATTTTTTACTTTCTATATTGTGGTGCTGATACTCCTTCTTCACTTAGCTCACCTACCATGAAGTCTATCTCAGCACAATCTAATCTTAAAGGCTGATTGCTAGTACACAAGAATTCCCAAGCCCTACGACGTGCTGCACCAGTTTGATATATTTGTGATCTAGGTTTATTTAGATCCACAGTGCGATAATTAGACCAAGTAGAATAATCATCATCTGTGTGACGAATATTCATAGTAGCACCTACTTTATCACCAACAATCTCAACTCTGTTATAGAACTTACGCTTTGTAGTACCGTTATCAACCAAGTCTGTTACTACTCTATAATATATCGGAGCACCTGAATCTGAATAGTAGTCCTGAGATAAAGTATATAATGTACCATTATCATCGTCTAACATATAGATTGTAGTGCCATAACCAGCTACAAAACTAGGACGGAAATACTCTTCAGCATACAGTCCTGTAGAACTTTGAGCATTTTCTTTAGTGTACATTGTCCACTGAGTCCACGTTTGCTCCGATAAATCGTATACTATTGTAACATTAATATCATGTAATGTCAAGATATAAAAGGTATGTCCACAAACTGTAGTAGTTAAACTTCTCATGGAAAGCATATTACTATTAGATATGATACGGTCAATATAGACAGTAGATACCTTTTGTATAGCACCACCAACTAAAGCGTAGACAGCAGGTCCTGTATTTTTGCTTCTACCAAGCCACAATACAGTATTATCAAAACTAGCAATAGAGTCGCCATTTACACATCCCATTTCAATATGGTAAGAAGGGGCAGTAGACAAAGGAGATCCTGGGTAGTTACCAGCATCATAGAAGAAGTCTATGGCCCATTGACCAAAAGTAACAACATAATTTAAATGCTTAGCAATACCTAATAATTGGTCTGGCTCAGCTTCAGCAGTAATATAGTTTAAAGCATTCCAAGATGTAGGATCATTAGGATTAGAAGTGTATATCTCTCCGTTTGTACCAGCAATAACGGTGTAAGTATCTAAATAACAAGCACCAGCAGCTAACTGTACACCTACAGGGAAACCGTTTAAGTTAGCTGTGGCAGTAGCACCTGAGCCTCTAGCGTCGGTGAAAGTAACTATTATGTTGTCTGAAGAAGTATAACCAGAACCACCATTGGTAATGGTAACGCCTGTTATAACACCTGACTGCCAAGTAGAAGTGGCTGTTGCTGAAGTTCCAGTAGAGTCTGTAAAAGAAACTAAAGGAGCACTTGTATAGCCGTTACCTTGTTGTGTTAAAGTCACAGAAACAATAACACCAGCAGTAATATTAACAGTGCCTTTAGCCGCATTACCTGCATAAGCTAAAACAGCAGTACCGTCAACATAAGTACCGCCTGTAAATGTAGGTGCTGTAGAGCCTGCTACTCCTCCAGCAACATAAGTATAAAGGTTAGCACCATAAAATACTTGTGTCCCTG